CTTCGTCTAGAACGACCTCCATCTCCCCAGTGAATGGTTTTAAATCCATAATTCCCCGATGTGTCTCCCCGACGACGGACGGTGATCGTCGGGGATGGCGAAAAGGAGCTCCGACCCGTCCGTCTCCGTTTATGCGCTATCGTAAATGAGTTCAAAACGACTTTCATCGGTCGTCCCTGCACCCTTAACGACGGTGAAATTAATCGTTGTTGTGGCGACCAAATCGCCGCCAGTTTCCGCCGTGACCCGACAATAAGCCATGTAGAATCGGATGAATTGACCGGAGCCGTCGTCGATCTGGATTCCGATCGCCATGAGATCGTCGTCCACAAAACGGCTCGCGGCGGTCAACTGATTAGGTTGAGCGTTGAGTGAAAACGTCCCGGTGATCGAGAGGTCGTTTCCGATGATGTAACTCGCGGCAGGGTAAACCGAGCCCGTGAGATCGGTCAGTCCTGGCGTTTGGATATCGCGACTGATAGTGATATCCGCCGAAGAGACTGTCACCTTGTTCCCGCTTACAAATAGAGACCCTTGAGCGGTTCCGTCCGCCGCGACATAGACGCTCGCGTTTTTCATCGAGAGCGGAGAGAGGGTCGAGAGCGTATCCGCTGACAGAATCGGGAGGATCGGATCGTCGGCGTCGGTCGAGGCGGGAGCCGACGCAACCGTGACGACTGCACCTGCGATCGAGGAGACGGTCGTCGTTCCCCGCGATACTCCGGTTGAGTTATTGAATACCTCGATCCCCTGATTCGGAAAGAACACGTTAGACGCCGCCGCTCCAGGGACTCCGGGGACGCTCAACGTGTTTATAGTAATATCGTTCGTGCTCACCGACGCAACGGTCGCCTGACCTCCGTAGTAAAGACGACTACCGAGTGCGCTGATCGTATAAATGAGGTTGCCCTCCTTCGAGATCGAACAAGTGAGCTCATTGAATATGACCCCGGCGACTGCTTGAAGGAAATTAGAATCGACGAGTTGCCATGCGGATATGGTGTTCGTCTGATTGCTGAAATAATACGCGTATTCGCCGGACGTCGACTGAGATCCGAAGAACTTGAGCAAGAGATAATTCTCCGCCGGGACTCCGGCTCCGTTCGGCTTTGCCATGAACGTATAGCTCGAGTTCCCGTATTCGAGATAATTCGTCGCCTGATCCTGGGTGATCAATTGACTCCCGATCTCGGAGAAAATCGTCGTGTTGACCGATTGCTCCCAGACGGGAGGGTCGGTCGTTGCGAATGATTGTTCGCCTGAACCATTCGATCCGGTAGGAGTCGCAGAGAGCGTTCCCGCCGTTGTTTCGTCCATGAAAACGAGTTGAGTCGCTTTCTGGCGAAGGACGTTAGTGGAAATTGCGGTCGCCATTTAACTACTCCTTATTTAAGTTTAGCCCTTCGCTATCTCAGGGTCATTGAATGCGGACGTGTAAATGACCGCATATTCTAAAGTGACGACGCCGATCAACTGATCGGCTTCGCCCGTGTATGCGATCTCAGTCGATGCAAGACTAAGATCGGTAATGAGAGCATCGATATCCGATGAATTCGCGACGGCGGTCTCAACCTCGGCGGAGATCGTGTCGAGTTTATCATCGAGATTCGCTGTCTCTTGAGCGTATCCCTCGACCCGGACCGTGAGGGATCGCGATATCAGCCGAGACGCTCCGCCGATCTCCTGGGAAACGTCGGAGGTCGTCTCCGTTACTGTATAAATACAAAGACCGGGAACTCCGGACGACTCCATCGGATAGACCCGAGACTGAAAAACATTGCTCCCAGTCGTCGATAAACTCGTGCAAGCCGATCCGAACGCCTCGCGGATTTGCTGGCGGACGTGACTCATGTCCTCATCCGGACGCGGATCATTCCCTCATTATCCGGCTCGACCTCGGTGATCGTGTACGTCGTCCCGGATATCGCGAGCGTGTCTCCCTGCGCGATCGAGGGGAGATCGATTGACCTCCCGACGGCGATCGGCTCGGAGCTCTGAACGACTACGGAGCCGCCTGGATCAGCGGCAAGGTATTCGTTCGTAAGGATCACGGTTACGGTTGAGCTCGTCGCCGCGGACGTGTCCGTGAAGGTTGAACTCGTCCCAAAATCCTGCAAGAGATCGAGCCTCATTGCATCCGTTTCGACTGCCATGAATCAGTAATCTTTCTTTTTCCGTCCGCGTTTCTTCGGTGCCGGAGCGTCGGAGCTTTCGAGCCCGACGGATCGGTCCGAGGTCAAGGGGATCGCACGTCCGATCGCGATCATTTCGAGAGCGACGTCCTTGTCGAGATTCGCTTCCGATCCTTCGGCGTAGCTATTCCCCGCGACTGAACAATTCCCGGTAATTTTTACCTTCATTTTTTTTCCTGTTGATGGAGGGACCGGAGCCCCTCCTATGGTTAAGACCATTTAGAATTAAGTTGTCAGATAATCCTGAACGGCGGAAAAACTCTGCGCGTGTCTGACCTGAAAATCGTTATCCTGATAGATGACGACGCGGGTCAAGGCGGCGGAGCTTTGGGAATACGGATCAACAAGAATGTCGGTCCCTCCAAACAAGTTGACAATCCCCTGAGAGAAATCGCCGTAGATCATCGCGGAGCACACTCCGGTACTCGAGCCTTTGTCGAGATTCGACGGAACGCTAGTCGTGAACGAGATCGGTTGCCCGAATAAATCGCCGAATGGCGTATCATAAATATAACGCGGGCCGGTGCTTCCGGAGTCCTTCAAAACGGTCGACATTTTCGCCTTAACTTTGAAATTAGTTAAGTAGTGAATAGTCCCGTCGTTGATGGCCGCATTATCGATCTCAATCTCCTTGGCAACCCCGACAACCGACGCCCAAGTTGGAGCAAGGCCATTAGTTCCCATCGGAAAATCCCCGATTCCACTGACCTGAAGGATACCTGTTGGCTTACTGGAACCGTCCCCGTTGATAATGGTGCTCTGAAGGAGAGCGGCGACGGCATCAGAGAGGTCTTCCGCGACCCACTGATCGGTCTGGGGATCGCCCATCATCATCATTTCCCTACTAATATCGACGTAGGCGGTGATCGGATACGGAGTGAAAGAGATTTTCCCGGTCGTCGGAGTTTGTGCCGCACCCGCGGAACCTTCCGAGACGTAGGCGACGGTCGATCCAGTATCGACTCTAGGGATCGAAAACTTGTCGCGGTATTCCCAGAACTTAACGCCGAGACTTGGCATGATCATTTTAGCCCGGAGAGCGGAGATCCACTCGGACCCGTAGAGAGGGACCGGCACGAACTGAGTCCCGGAGGTCGCGCCGCCTGAAGTAAGGACGCGGGTCTCCAATTCTCGCTCGTCTCTCAAAGCCCTTTTTCTCGCGTTGAACATCCTCCAGAATTCATCCGGGATCGAGAGTCCGCGGGACCGTCCGCGCTTGCGGGCGATCTCATCAGACAACATTTTCTCGTAGGGTGCCTCGATAGACGCGTCATATTGAGAGGCGACCGCTCGACATAACGAATATGTTTGCTCAAACTCCTTTTTTTCCGGCTTGCTCAATTCTAAATTATGAGGGCTTGGAAGAGCATTTGAGGAAATGGCGTCGCAAAGCTCGCCTCGGAATTCCTCGAGGGTCACTCCCCGACCGACGGCGTCGTCGCCGAGGTCACGACGTCCCGCCTTGATCGCGAGATCCTTGATCTCTTTGTTGTCCTTAGCCATCCGCGCACGGATTGCTTGCTCGTCGACTTGAGGAGCTTCTTGGACTTCCTGAACTGTAGTTTCCATAATAACTTCCTTGTTGGGTTGTGTTCCTGATCGACCGACGCCCGACCCTTTCCAGTCTGCCGGAATCGCGACCACTGAGATCTCTCTCGGCGACCATCGATCGACGACGTGAACCGCTCGTCCGTCTATTTCCCGGTCCGTTTTTTCCATACTGAGCGGATAATAACCGACCGAAATATTTGAGATGGTTCCCTCTTGTATTTGTCGATAGATTTGATCGGCCCTTGGTGACTCCTTCGAGAGTCTCAAGACGGCGCGGGACCGCCGCTCCGTTGCGTCAATTGATACCGACTCGACCACTCCGATCTGGGAATCAATCGAAGCGTCGTGATCAGTTAAAACCGGAGCCCTTCCGGACTCGATGAATTCGCGGTCTATTGCTTCCGCGTCATGGCTTAGAATCTCATAACCGAATGACCGCTCGACTGGTTCCTCGGATGCGAATGCGACGCGAACAAGCCGCTCGTCACTCTCTTCTTTTTCTTCGGGCTCGACGTATGCGGCCCGTGAGATTATTCCTCCGTCCCAGTATTTCCGGGACTCATCCTCATCGAGAATTTTGTCGATCATATCGAGCATTTTTCCGGCGGCGTCGTAGATATCTTCTTGCTTCATTTGCGCGGACCGTTGCCGGATCGCGGTCAGGGCCGACCTGAAAACGACCTCCTTTCCGCTCGCCAGTTTTCCAAATGGATACCTCCATGCGCCTTTTGTGTCCTCGTCGGAGTCGCCGACTTTCCCGAGGTGAAGCGATGCGTAGCGATCATAATCCTCATCGCCGACGAGACGGTCCCCGTCCTCCGGTGAGAAACTCCAATCGCGGTTTGCGTTCCAATCCCCTTTTTCAATCAGAGCCCGTCCGTGTGAATAGGCTTTGCTGTTCAGTGAGACTTGCCCCTCGGCTCTCTCCTGGGGTTCGGTCTCTTCGCTTTTTTCCTCCTCGTCGACGGTCTCCGCCTTGAGGAATTTGATCTCGATCGCGTCGTCCGATTCGTTCCACTCGACGACGTGTCGTTTTTCCGAGGAGCTCTCGGATGTTGTCTCTAATTGTGTGTCCATCATCCTCCGTGAATATGACTACGTCGTAATTTTTAAGGACTCTCCAAACCAGAAAGAGAGCGATTAGTGAACCGGGGACCATGACGATCAAAATCCCGTACACAACAAACTCGAAAAAACAGTCGATCGAGTTTCCGAGAACGCATTTCATCAGATAATGCCTCTCGATCGAGTCCAAAAAACCGAGATTTCCTAGGATGGAACCTAGTCAATTTCGGGTAATGCCGGAGCTTTCGAACCGAGCGGTTCGAGAGCGAGTTTAATTCCATATCGTTCTGCCATATCCTTATCGCTTTGAAGCGACGAAAAGACCTCCTCCGGGTCCCTTCCATACTGCATTTGAACGTCCGAGTAGCTGATGAATCCATTGTTCAGTGCGTCGATACTTGCGCGGACCTCCTTCGACGGGTCAACCCACTGATAACCGCGTCCGCGAAATTCGGCTGCGTTTGCGAATTTGTCGAAACGGTTAATCGGAAACGGGAGAGCTCCCGAGATAATTGACGTTTTCAACCACTCCCGGTAGATCGGCTCCGCGACGTGCTCGATTAAAAAGCGTTGATTCATCCGAAAATTGTCCCGCGTGTCGATCGTTCCCTGACGGATTGACGAGTAGGAAACACCCTCGAGGTTGTTTGCTACCGAGACGTAATCGAGCCCGATCCCGGAACTGATTCCCCGGAGGACCGACTTGTGGAAGTCCGCGTATGCGCTTGTCGGGTGGTCCGGATTCCACGGCGCGAGATCAACCCCTGGCGGAAGAGACGTTATCGATCCCGGCTCCGCGTCCATGACCGGAGCATAAGTCCCCTCAAAACTGTCGCCGTCATAGCCTGATTCGGAGTCGTCGCTTTTCAGAAACAAGGACTTGCTCGCGGCGAGGCGGCTCGCCACAAGTTCGGCTTCCTCGAAACCGTCGAGCATTTGAATTTTATTTAAAACGCCGCTGAATAATGGGACCCCTCGGGTCTGTTCTGCTCGCTCCGGGTGGAAAACATGGAGCATATTCTCCGCGGGGACGCGGACGTGTTTCGACGACTGATAATATTCCACGTTGTCGTATGGATGTGCCGGACCTTTCCAGAGATAATATGCGATAGCCCGTCCGAGCTTGTTGAGCTCAACCCCCATGACGATCCGCTTCCCGTCCTCGAGCTCTTTGTTCAGTCCTTCATCTAGGAAATCCGCCTCTAAAAGTTGCAGTTGAAACCGGAATTTGTTGTCTGCATTCCTGACGAAATGGATTAGAATCTCGCCGTCTCTGACGATCGACTCAATGACGAGCTTCTGAATATCAATCCATGAGTGAGCTCCGGTGACTTCGCAGACGCCGCGCCGAGTCCATTGTTTCCAGTTCTCCTCTACGATCCGGTTCCCTGATCCGTCAAGTTTCCCTTCGGTCTCTTGCGGGCCGGGAATATTCCGCGCACGGACTTGGAGCGAAAGCCCTCGATCTCCGACGACTTGAGTCCGGTAAATTTGCAGAGCTCTTTGAGCAATCCAGTGATTTCGGGCGAGCTCCCTCGAGCGGTTCCGGAGGGTCGAAAGTGCCGGACGGATCTCCCGATTCGCCGAGCTTGAGCCGCCGATCCAGTCCGCAATCAGGCGATTCATTCCCGCCCCGGCATAGGATCGCTTCCGACGCGGAGCCGGAGAGGACTTTTTAAACCATGATTTCGGATTAAAAAGGCCCATTAATTCGTCCCTGCATATCCGCGTGACGCCGTCCCTCCGAGCGTTCCGAGCTTCCCGAATTTAATCAGAGTATTCTGCCCGGTCGGTTGCCCGTTGAGGGCTCTCTGTTTCCGGATCTCAGATCGATATTCCGGCTCGACGGCGCGGAGTTGTTCGCGAATATCGCGCATCGAGCGGAGCGTGTTTTGACGATCGGCAATCGAATAGGACGAGGAGAGACGGGTCGAAAGTGACTCGAGCGTGTCCCGTAAGTTGTCGACCATGATTTTTGCATGACTCCTCGGATCGGCGGTCGAGGCGGCTTTGTTGGTCTCAATTGTCCAGATCCCGTCGTCCACCTGGACCCGTTCAGAGTCGGAGCTCCTGGTAATGAATGCGGCCCATCGGTAAGTCCCCGCCGTGTAGCTCGCCGTCGTTGCCGATGCAACCTCGACGTAATAACTCGTCGATGACTCCGACGCCGTGACTGCGATCGTTGTCGATCCTGCTCCGTCGAGTCTTGCGTTGTAGCTGAGAGCGTAGGAGCTCGGGTCGTAATCGCCGACGAGGTCGTCCCGATTCCAGACCCAAAAGTCCCCGATCACCAGGATCTCGGGCTCAATATCCGGGTAGTTTGTGGAGTCAAAAAGGTTCGCCATTATCTGCCCCTCCAATTGTTGACAAATGAATTCCCTCTCGGTCGCCGCTGAACGGGCCGACGTTTTTCCGTCTCATCGATTCCCTCCTCGCCGCTCATTCTGATCGCGAGCTTGTCGAGGTTTTTCACGTTGAGAATGAGCAACGCCGCAAGCGCATAGACCCGACACACGAGCGGTTCGTTCATCCGTGCGGTCCGTTGCCAGGATCTTTTTGCGTATCCTTTGCCGAATTTGGTCACTATTTTTTCTGCCAAAAGCCCGAGAAAAAACTCCTTGGGCCGCGTGTCTGGGAAGTGACAGAAGCCCGGACCTTCTTCCTCGATCCGTAACTGAGCAAGGACTTGCTCCTTCAAGGCGAAACTCCCGAGAACATAGAGCGGAACCTTCCCGATATTTGCTCTCGACGGACGGTTCGGAATCGGCGGTCTGCCTTCTTCCCCTCTATCCTTGATTGCGAAAATTCTCCGACCATGTCGACCCCTAACGAATGAATAAACCGCTTGCGTGTAATGCCCGCCGGAGTCGATACAAGTCGCGGAGACTCCAAGTGATCGTCCGTTCGGAAGCGTCCATGATCGGAGCAAAAGAGAGTCGAGCTCATCCCATAATTTCTGCCCGCTCGGGTCTCCGTATAAGACGCCGTAATGGAGAGACCAATTCTCCGGAGCCGATTGACCTCGACCCCAGCCGACGAATTCAAGTTCGATCCGGTCGTCCTGAACGTCTGCCCCGCAAGTAATGACGGCGACGCCGTCGGGACAAACAAGCTCATGATCCGAAAAACTCTCCTCCCTCCGGGCGAATAGATACTCATAGGGGATTTCTTCTTGAGCTCCCGCGTCCTCCCACGTCTGACAAAGGTATGTATTTATGAATCCTTGAAGGGTGAGCGGAGACTGTTTCGCGATCACGAATTCCCTCGCCGCCTCGCCGATCATCGACCATGGAGAATAGAGTCCCGAGAGCTCGAATCCCTCGACGCCGGGGATCTCCTGTTGTTTCCTCCATTCGCCCGAGCCGAGGGCCTTGATTCTGTCCGCGTCGGTCCATGGTTTTTCACATTTGTTGCAAAAATATTGAGCTTGCTCGGGCTTGTTTTCGGGCCACCTGACCTGCTTCCATTCGAGGGTCTGCATCTCCTTGCATTTCTTGCAGGGGATGAAGAACTGATTCCGGGTCGATCGCTTGTATGCGTCTTCAATTCGCGAATAATTCTTGAGCGTCGGGCTCGATACCTGGACAATTTTCCGGTTCCAAAACGTCATCGATCGACGCCGCGCCAGGGCGACCGGAGATCCTTCGCTCCCGGCGGAGTGAGCGGCGCGATCCAGTTCATCGACGAGCACGATCCTGATCGGTCGGCTTGCCATCGAGGCCGGAGAATTCGACCCCACTATCGAGACATGACCTCCCGGAAATACTTTGTGAAGCGTCGTGTTGCCCGAGTCCCGAGCCCGCGGATCGGCGACGCGGTCCTTCAATGCGGGTGAGTCGCGGAGCATATTCGCGAGCCGGTCTTTCGACCATGCCGATGCCATTTCGAGAGTCGGCTGGACGACTAATATCGGAGCCGGATCGTGCGCGATATGGTATCCGACGACGTTCAAAAGGAGCTCAGTCTTTCCTAGTTGAGACCCGGACATGACGACGACCTCAGAGACGGCGGGATCGGAGATCGCATCCATGATCCCGACGAGGTACGGAGTCCGCTTATTGGTCCACCTTCCGGGCTCCGCGCTTGCTTCTGGACTTAGGAACCTTTCGGCCTCGGCCCACTCCGCTATCGTCAGGAGAGGCGGCGGGCTCAGATAGCTCGCCAGCTCCGTGACCCAATTCTCTTTCGATACCCGAGGAGAGTTCAGCGAGGACGACCCGGAGCTCGCCTTCGATCGTTGCTTTGCAGACGGAACTGTTTGATTCATTCGCAATTACTGGAGCGAGTTTCGCAGGTAGTGCCAGGAGCCTCACCTTCGTCGCAGTGAACAAGGGTCCGATCCGTTTCATGACCTCGTCGATCTCGATCAGAGTCCCCTCGGCGAGACCCCGCTCGAGTCTTTTCAGATAGGCGGTCTCTCTTTCCTTGAGGGCTCGCATTTGAGAGATGTTGATCGGCCCGGATTTCTCCTCGAGGATCTCCATCGAATCGACCGGAAGGCCGAGCGACTTCATCGATTTCTCGAGATCGTAAAGTCCGTTTTTGTTCCGCTGGAGCTCCTTGTTTTTCGTTCTCTCGGAAATCCGCCTCGGATCAATGCCGGAAATCTTGCCGAGTTTGTCCCCGGAAACTTCGGTTTGAGC